ATAAGTCTTGCCCTGTATGTGATGGCGATGGTGAAGAACCTGGATTTGGTGGAACAAAAGCATACGAAGACTTTAAAGTAGGTGATAGGGTCAAAAGTAAAGGTGGTGTGACAGGTAAAGTTGCAAAAGTAACAAAAGATAGAGTTCATGTTGAACCAGACAAACCAATCACAAAGAAAAGAAAATATTATAACGCATTAAAGAAAGATGATGTTGAACGCATTAAAGAACTTGCTGGAGTTGAAGAAGATAAAGAAAAAGTTGCTGAAGCAAGTTTAGGCAAAATGACAGGTAGTAGGAAATCCAGTTATCAACCATTAGCAGATAGTGTAAAAATTATTGTAAGACATAATAAAGACGTAAACGAAGAAGTACGTGGTTCCAGAAGCAGAAATATCCACAGTATCCTAATACAACGTGGAGAAGAAAAGTTTAAAATGGCAGAAAATAATTTACAAGCCGCCAGAGCAATGGCACGTCATTTACATAATGGCGGAGAAACTTTTGATACAGTTGGTCAAGCAATTACAGAAATGTCACAAGATTACAGCAAGTTAAGAGAGTTTGTAAGATATGTTAAAAAGGCTAAGTTGGTAAACGAAACAAATGAAGAGTTTGTATCATTAGCAATAGAAAATATTAATGATATTAAAACTAACTTTAAAAAACTTAGTGGTGTCAAGTCGTATGCAAACGCAGTAGAAACAGTTACAAATTACAATAATGTAGAACTTTTACAAGACGATTTAGATCTTGAAAGCAAATTTACTGAAACACACTTTGACGATAAGGTTGCAAGTGTAATGGATAATTTAAAAGTTATGGCAAGTAAAAAACATGCATTTGAAAACTACATTATAAAAGCAATAGAAAGTGAAAAATTTGAAAACATCAAAGAACAATTAAAAGAAGATGAGTTGTTAGAGTTTGACACACCTCATGCTAAACTTGGACATCAAGTTAGTAAGTTAGGGTATAGTGCAAAAGACGAAACACTCGGAAATTATTTACATAGCATTAGTGGTAAACTAAATGCTGGTGGAACACTTAATCCTTTTGAATACAGAGCGATTAAGAGTAGTCTACTAAGTGCAGGTCAGCACAATGTATCAAATGCTCCTACGACAATGGAAGAGTCATATGAAGCATTTTTAGACCAGTTTATCATATAATATTACGTTATAAAGATAAATAAATTTGTTGGTAGAATATTTTACCAATAGTTGTAAGAAAGTTCTTGACATTCTTACATCGAGGCATTATAATAAGAAAACAGTTGTATCATATTGATACAGCGAACATGGCATAATAGGAGAAAAACATGGCATCTTTAGCAGAAATCAGAGCAAAACTACAAGCAATGGAATCAAAACCAGGAAGTAGTTCCAAAGCTCAAGGCGATAACGCAATTTACCCATTTTGGAATATAGACGAAGGCACATCAGCAGTGATGAGATTTTTACCTGACTCTGATCCAAATAACACGTTCTTTTGGGTAGAACGACAAATGATTCGTTTAACATTTCCAGGAGTGGTTGGCGGAGACGCAAGACCAGTTACTGTACAAGTTCCTTGTATGGAAATGTGGAATGAAACATGTCCAATATTAACTGAGGTAAGACCTTGGTTCAAAGATCCTTCTTTAGAAGATATGGGTCGTAAGTATTGGAAAAAAAGAAGTTACATATTCCAAGGATTTGTAACAGAAAATCCTTTAAATGAGGATTCACCAGAAAATCCAATTAGACGTTTTGTAATTGGACCACAAATTTTTAACATTATCAAAGGTGCATTAATGGACCCTGATATGGAAAATTTACCAACAGATTACGTCAATGGTACAGACTTTAGATTGTTTAAAACAACCAAAGGTCAATATGCAGATTACTCTACAAGTAAGTGGGTAAGAAAAGAAAGTGCTCTAACTGAAGAGCAACTAGCGGCAGTTGATACACATGGCTTGTTTAATTTAAACGATTTCCTTCCAGCAAAACCAAGTGCTGAAGGCATCCAAGCAATATCAGAAATGTTTGCGGCAAGTGTGGACGGGGAATTATATGACCCTGCAAAGTGGGGTGACTTTTATAAACCCTACGGACTTGATACAGGATCTAGTACACAATCAACAGTTGCATCGGCTCAACCTGCTCCAGCAGTACAGCAACCTGCAACAGAGAGTGTGGCTCCTGTAGAAACACCTGCCCCAGCAGTAGAAACTCCTGCACAGGCACCAGCGGCTGAACCAGTTGCAAGTGCTCCAGCAGAAGGAGACGCAGGCAAGAAGTCAGCAGATGACATTCTTAATATGATTAGAAATAGACAATCAAGTTAAGGAGACATCATGCAAAAACCATTTGACTTAACAAAGTTCAGAACAGGTTTAACCAAAAGCATATCAGGTATTAGTGCTGGTTTCCATGACCCAAAGGATTGGATCAGCACTGGTAACAAAACACTTGACTACCTAATTAGTGGGGACTTCAATGGAGGTATCCCACTAGGTAAAGTAAGTGTATTTGCTGGTGAGTCAGGTTCTGGTAAATCGTTTATATGTTCAGGTAACATTGTAAAACATGCACAAGATCAAGGATGTCAAGTAGTTCTATTTGACTCTGAGAACGCATTAGATGAACAATGGTTACAGGCATTAGATGTTGATACATCACCTGAAAAACTATTAAAAATAAGTGTTTCAATGATTGATGATGTTGCGAAAGCAATATCAGAATTTATGAAAGACTACAAAAATAATTATGGCGATCTAGAGTATGAAGAGATGCCAAAGTTATTATTTGTTATAGATAGTTTAGGTATGTTATTAACGCCAACAGATGTAACACAATTTGAGAAAGGTGACATGAAAGGTGATATGGGTAGAAAACCAAAGGCATTGGCGTCTTTAGTTAGAAACACCGTTAACCAAATTGCACCCTTTCCAATTGGTATAGTTGCAACGAATCACACTTATGCATCGCAAGACATGTTTGACCCTGATGATAAAATATCAGGCGGACAGGGTTTTATATATGCAAGTAGTATTGTAGTTGCAATTAAAAAACTAAAACTAAAAGAAGATGCAGACGGAAACAAAGTATCTTCTGTACAAGGTATAAGAGCGGCCTGTAAAGTTATGAAATCAAGATATAGTAAACCTTTTGAAGGTGTACAAATTAAGATTCCATACGAAACAGGAATGGACCCTTATAGCGGAATGATAGAAATGTTAGAAGCCAAAGGCATTGTACAAAAGGTTGGTAACAAACTATCATATATTTCTCCCGTAACAGGCGAAGAAATCAAAGAGTTCAGAAAAGGCTGGACTGATGAAAAACTTCAACTAATTATAGACGAATGGGGACAAAATCCTTTAGCACAAGAAGATGTTGTTGAGGATATAGACCCTGAAGTTTTAGAACCTGATATGGAGGAATACAAAGATGAGTCCTGAAGTAGCACTACTATTAGACTTATGGGATAGTGTAAAAGCATTTATTCCAGCAAAAGAAAGGCTTCACGTTGCAGAAGAAATGGTTAGAACTTTTGAAGATCATGTAGATATTTCAGAAGCAATTGACAATGCTAACGAATTTGATTCTATAATGAAAGCCGCATTAATCAGCCACTTTGACATTGGGTTGGATGAGGATGAAGATGAGGATTGGGACTAATTAATGGCTACCCATTATAATAACATTGTTCAAGACTTAGGTAATATAGTTCCGGCGATCGAATATTACGAAAAAGAACTGGACGAAGCAAGATGGGAAGTAAAGATCAAAGGGAGTCTGGAGAAAGCCTCCGCCTCCCTTCCCGGTCTAACTGAGTTTCGCTTCAATCAACTCCAAGAGATTGAGGCGATACTCGAACATCTTAATATAGAACTTCGCAAAGAACGTTCTATAGTATTCAGAAAGTATTTAGAAAACTATAATAGAACATTGAGCAGTAGAGATGCTGACAAATTTGTTGACGGTGAACAGAGTGTTATAGACCTAACACACCTAACTAACCAATTTAGTTTATTAAGAAACAAATACCTAGGCATAATGAAAGGCTTAGATACAAAGCAATGGCAAATAGGACATATCACTAGATTAAGAACTGCTGGTATGGAAGACATTGTAATAGACTAATGAAATTAGATTTACACGGTGTTAGACATCACGAAGTAGATCTTAAAGTAGAAAATTTCATACTCCTTAATCAAGACCAATTACCACTTACTATTATTTGCGGTAACAGTCAAAGAATGATTGACCTAGTAAATGACGTTATAGAACGAATATCCTGTGAAGAAGTAGTAATGGATCAATACGGCGTCATAGTTATAAGGAAAATTTAATGTTAAATAATCAAACTATACCACAGCAATTTGTGGAGGCTAGTGTACTTGACCATGTTGCAGAAGATTTATTATTATGTTGTGAACGAGATGTAAGTAAGTCTATAAATCTAGGAGTATCAAGTTTATTATTAAAGGATATAAAGGAAAGAATAGAATACTTTATAAGACAAGGTGTAGAAAGTTTTGTATTAGGGAATACAGATACATGGCCAAATTTATTGTCATCTGAAACATACGATGATGTAATCGATTTTTTAAAAAGCAAAGAAAACATATTTTTTATAATACAAACTATAGGTTATGATACTAAAAAACATGCTGACAATGTATATGAAATAGGATTAGTTTATTTTAATAATTTTAAATATCAACCTATAGAAAATACAGGTAAAAGAGATTACTCTTATAGTTGTTTAAACCATTTTCCAAAGTATTTTAGAATACATTTAGGTTACAAATTGTGGGAAAATAAATTGTTAGATAATATTTTATTTTCACAAAGTAAAGGAGAAA